GTGGCCACGATGCCCCAGGGCACACCGCTGGCCAGCTGGGCGCGCATGTCGGCCTCGCTGGGGCAGGCCGGGTAGTCGGGATGGCTGTGCACCACCGCCAGCAGGCCTCGCCCATGGGCGGCGGCGAGATCGCTCTTGGCCACGGCAAAGGTGGCGGTCGGATCATCGGCGATGTTGGCGACCCGCCGGCACTCGCCGGGCGTGATCAGCCACACGGCCTCCCCGGGGTAGGCGGCCAGCGCCTCGGCGCGGATCTGCTCGGCATATTCATCGAACATCAGCGCACCCTCCCCACGCCAGGGAATCCGCCGAATGGCAATTCGTTATGCTCGCCGAATCTCAGCCGACAATCGCTCAGCCGCTTGCCGCAAACATCTTTGCCTGGGGCTGCTGGCGAGCCATCGGCCTCGAATTCATCACTGCCGGCATAGGGGCAGGTCACGCCGTCATACTGATACTGGCTGCCGTCCCAATAGCGGTATCTCAGCGTGCAGGTGTCGCGGAGCACCTGCCGATGCGGCACCATTCGTCCTTGCTGGTCCATTTTTACCGACAGTTCGAACTGAATGCGCCGACGGTTCTGACTGGCCTTGCGCTCGATCACGTAGTAGTCAGGTGGAAACAAGGCCTCTGGATCAGGCGCCGTACCGTCATCAAGGTTCCGGCGATAGACGCGAAGACGCTTCACCGGTGCGCCGACCAGGTCGTCGGCGCTGATCACCAACGACAGGAAGGCCAGCTCCATGGCGGTCACGGTCAGCGTGGGGCGCGGCAGCGTGCCCTGGCCGTTCCACTCGAAGCCTTCGGCAGCGATCGGTACCACCTGGTAGGTGTAGCCATTGAAGACCGGCGCCTGGCCGTCGACCGGCTCGTTACAGAAGCGCAGCACGCCGTCGCCGTAGCGGGTGGCGTCGAGCTCGAACAGCGTCACGATGGCGTCCTGCTCGAGCCGCTGCACGTCGCTGGCGATCACCTGGCTCATGGATTGTGATCCTCCTTGAAGGTGGCGCTGATACTGCCGCGCCGATAGCTGGTCGGCACCTGTGCCGAGAGATCCTGGCAGACCCAGCGGCGGGCGGCGCTACCCCAGGGCGGCTGCCACCAGAAGGCATAGACGCCCTCGCGCGCGCTCAGGAAGTCGTGCAGCTCGTCGAACTCGTGCTGCTCGAGCAGGGTCCAGTTGATCGTCCAGCTGCTACGCACGCCGTTAATGCCGGCCGGGCGGCGCTGGGCATAGCCATCGCCAAACTGCACTTCGTCGAAATTGAATGCGGTGGCGCGCTGGGGGCCGAAGTCCGGCGGAATGTCAGGCAAGAAATCCATCGATCACCTCTGCTTGTAGAGCACGCCGCCGGGGCGGCTTTCCTTCGCGATCAGCTCGTAAAAGCGGCCGCGAATAGTTTGGTCGAGCCCCTTGGCCAGGCGCTGGCCGTCCTGCTCGGTAGCGCCTGGCTGCGCCTCGACCTGAATGGTCGGCGAGTAGATGACCTTGACCTCACCGCCACCTGCCGGGGCAGCCCCTTTGCTCGCCGCGCCCACATAGCCACCAGCGGCATAGCCGGGCATGTTGTTGAGACGCTCGAGCATGGGGCGAACCCCAGACTTCTCGACCACGCTCTTCTTCACCACGAACTCGCCGGCGTGCACGATGCCGGCCGGATCATTCTTGCCGCCAGGGCCGGTGTAGCCGCCCTGATCAAAACCAGTAAAACTCCCGGCGCCAGATGACCCATACGATGAAGAAAACGCGCCGCCGCCACCTGCGCCACCGCTGAAGGCGGCCATGCCGGCTGATGCCGCCGTGCTCAGCCAGTCAGCGGCAGGCTCTGTGACAGCCTTGCGCAAAGCGATGCGGGCGATGTCTTCGGCAATTCCGCCCAGCACTTCGCGAAAGCCCTTGCCGCCGATGATGGCGTCCTCAAAGGCGCTTTCGAAGGTCATGCCCAGGTCGCGGGCGGCGTCGCTCATCTTGTCGAGCTCTTTGGCGCCACTCCCATCCATGCCGTAGGCGTCCTGCCAGCTCTGATCGGAGAGCGCTGACTGCTGAAGGCGATCGAAAGCCTCGAGATAGCGCCCGATGCTGATCTCGCCCTTCATCAGCGCCGTTTGCAGCAGGGCTTGGGATTGCGCGAAGTCGCGCTGAGCCTTCTCGACCGGGAAGATGCGGTCTTCCAGGCTCGTGAGCGACTTGGCGAAGTCTTCGGCGGCCCGAGCGGCTTCCTTGCTGGCTTCGGCGGTCGAGACAATCTCGGTCGATGTACGGCTCGAGGTCTGCCCCACGAGATCCAGCTGGTCATCGAGCACGCCCAGTTCGGTGCTGGTCTTCTCGATGGCAAACAGCTGGTCTTCGAGCTGCTTGGTCAGGCCGGAATCGCCGGTGGCGCCCTCGAGTCGAGCGCGCCCGGCGCCGGTGCGGCCCTGGAACATCACGTCCTCGAGGCTGACCTGATCGGACAGAGCGGAGATCTCGCGAGCGATGCGCGTGGCCTCCTGCTGCTGCTCGAGCAGGGTGCCGAGGAAGTCGGCCTTCTTGTTCTTCAGTTGGGCTTCTGTCAGCCCCTGAATCTCGCCGGTCAGGTCATGCGTCGCCGCCTGCAGCTCGCGGGCGCGCGCTTCGCTGTCGTCGAGGGCGTCGTGCAGGTACCAGAGGCCGGCCCCCGCCAGAAGCGCGGCGCCAGCCGGGCCGCCGATCAACGCCATGGCGCCGGAGAGGCCGCGCGTCACGATGGTGGCGCGAGACATGGCGGCCGCCTGGGTATTCACGGCTGCCGTGTGAGCCGTTTCGGCGGCGATGGCCCGCTGGTTGGCGGCGGCGAGCTGCGTCAGCGCCTTAGAGCGCAGGGCCGTATTGCCAGTGGCTGCCGCCGTGGCACGAGAATTGACCAGAGCGCGCTGAGCCGCTGCCTGCTCTGCCTTCGCCACCCGCAGCGCTTCGGCGGCCCTGGCCGTGGCAGCGCGAGCGGCAGTGGCATCCGCGCGGGCGGCCGTGACGCTTGCGGCGGCGTGGCTTGCAGTTGCCGCGGCTGCCTGGCCGATCGAGACCGCCAGCTTGCCGCCATAGAGCACGGCCAGGGCGCCGGCCACATCCATAGCCTCGTCGAGCACGACGCGGGCGCCGCCCATTTCGGCGATGAACTCGCTGGTGGCCTGCATGCCATCGGTCAGCGACGGCACCACGTCGGCCAGCAGCGTCTGGCTCAGGCCCTTGGCGGCGAAGCCAAGGCGGTCCATCTCGTCGTTGAAACCGGCCATGTTCTTGGCAGTTTCCTGACTGATCGTCAGGCCCAGCGACTGCGCTTCGGCGCGCATGCGCGCGATGGCATCCGACCCCTGGTTGACGATCTGCAGGAGCTTCACGCCCTCGCTGTCCCAGATCTTCTGGGCTAGCGCCACTCGCTGGGCCTCGTTTGCCACGCCATTCATGGCGCCAGCGATCTGCTCGAACTGATCCTCCGGCGCCAGCTGGGCGAGCGCCCTAGCATCCAGGTTCAGGGTGGCCAGGGCCTCCTGTGCCTCGCCGGTATCCTGAGCAGCCTGGGCTACACGGCGGCTCTGGCGCTGCCAGGCGGTGGTCAGCTCCTTGAACTGCACGCCGCTCAGGGAGGCGACGTAGTTGTATTCGCTTAGCGCCTCGGTCGAGGCGCCAATGCGCAGGTTGGTCTTCTGCAGCTGGTCGGCGAAATCGATCTGCTGGCCGAGACTGCTGACGGCGAACATGCCGCCCAACGCCGTGGTCGCTGCCAGCGCCGCACCGCGCAATGCCTGCACACCGACGCTAGTGGTATGCGCTCGGTCGGCCAAGCCGGTGAGATTGGACCCGGCCGTGCGCGCCTGGCTGCCGAAGGTCTTGGCGCGCTTCCCGCCCTGCTCAAACTTGCGGTTAAGCTGTCCGAGCTCCTTCTCGGTGGCCTGCATGGCCTTGATGCCACCGGACGCATCGCCGGTGATGATCAGGCCGGTCTTGTACTGGCGGGCCATGGGCTACCTCATCATTCGGGCATAAAAAACCCGCCGATTGGCGGGCATAGGATACTCTTTCTGGAAAAGGGCTATTGATCTCTAACTTTGAAACCTACGCCCTTTCCATAGCGCACTGCACCGTAGACGTCTCTCATTGATCCTCTATCACGGCCTATTCGGCAGGAGGCGAAGTTTAAATCAGGAAACTTCGGGTCAAGCTTTTCATGGATAGAGGAAACAAGCCTTTCGCAATATCCAAGACCAGCACGCCTAGCAACCAAAAGACTTCCAGGCGATTGGTAAAAATCTATCTGTACGACAACATCGCCCTTATCAACTTCGATCAAGCTAGCACGATACTGATTGCCAACCTCAGCAGAAGAAACAAGAGGCTTGACTGCGGACCTGTATGCAAGCTTGTCGAATGGCTCTCCGCTGCATCCAGCAAGAGATGCTCCAAATAAAAGTACAAGTAATGCCTTACGAATCATCCGTGGAATTCCCTATATCTACTTGGCTTCCTTCATGGTCAACTTCCACGAAGTCCCCGCAGCCTTCGCATAGCTCTAAGACTACCTCGCCTGGCTTGCATAGCCCGGCGAGGTCTCGGCCATCGAAACCGAACAGGCGTTCTGAGCACTGCTTGCAGTAGTCGGCCATGTCTCACCCTATGCGTTGGCTACAGCACCAGACTAGCGCAGCCGAGCGGAGGGCTCTACCCATAGATCAGGTGGCGTCATTCAGCGCGCAGGCAGTGGGCCGCTTCCCACCCAGATAACTGAAGTGCTGGTGAATATCGGTCAGCTGTTTATCGAGTGAGCGGCTCGCGCGTGCCATGCTATCGACGTGTTCAAAGGTGCCTGCATATAGCCGGCGGTTTATAGCGGAAACGCCCTGGCCGATGCCCTGGTGCCAGCGGAAGTTCACCCAGTCGACAGCATGTAGCAGCAAGTAGAGGTCTCGCGCCTGGTCCTGAGTCAGCACAAATGCCGCTTTGCGTGCTGGCGATTCCTTGGCCAGCCAGTCCCCTTCAATGATGCGTGAAGATTCGGCCTCGATGGCGTCTTGCACAAACCCTATGGCCTGATCCAACTGTGCCGGGCTAGCGTCTTCGATATGGGCCACGCCAAGGTAACCGTTCACTAGTTTCCACATGCCGCCGTAGTCGGCGGCTTCGCCACGAGCGCTGCGCAGGTTGGCCAGGGTACGCACGGCGCGATTCAGCGGGCGGCGCTCCCCAACGGTCGAAGCGCGTGGGTTTATTGCCTCGCCTTTCTGCCAGTAGTCAGAAAGCACATCGAAACACTCGGCCTGATATTCGACCAGCTTCTCGCGAATCTCGGGCTTGGTGCGATTGGCGTCGATGCCGAACAGCCAGCCGTTGAGCTTGTTGAGCGGCAGGGTCAGGAACTTCTGAATACCACTCTTGGAGGGTGCCTTTATCATACAGGCACCCTTGGAAAGCACCGGATGGCGCCGGATTCTCTGGCGCTGCCCCTCCCAGTCGAGGCCTATGGCGTCACAGATCGGACGCATGGCCACGCGGATAATACCCTCGACGTTGAAGGTCGGGATGGCGGTGTCGTGGAAATCGATAGTAACGGGTGAAGCGGTAAGTGCTGTCATGGTGAAGACCCCTGTTTTAGGTTCAGGGTCCGCCAACTCACTTCCACATGATTGGGGGCGGACCGTACGCGGGGTGGAAGACCGGGGGAATCACAGGGAAACCCGGCAGGCCCGAAGACCTCCCGCGCACGGCCCGCCATAACGGGCAAACACAAAAAAAGCGCCTATGGCGCCGTGCGCCTGCGATTACCTTATCGGGCTTCCACCCCCGAGCCGCTGATTTTGCAGCGGCAAGGGAATGTTCGCCCAGTGCAGGCGCAGCGTCAAGCTGCCTGTGTAGGGTAACGCTCTGCCCCTCCCCTCAAAAGGCTGCCGATGGGGGTGGATGAATGTTCAGGTGTTGAGTGGCAGGCAAAGCTGCATCCGCTCTCGCCAGTAACGTTCCGCCGTTTCCTTGGGGCCTTTTTGCCAGCGCCAGCTTGCCAAGCCCCGGCCCTCAGCACTCGCTTGCTCGCGCCGATCTTCCAGCGCTTTATGGTGCGCCTCCCATTGGCGGCGGGCGTACTCGCCGCCCTGCATCACCGTGTCGATCAGGTCCAACACCCAGCGGCGGAAGGCTTTCGCCTTCGGCGTACGGGCGAACATGGCGATCAGATGGGCGCCGCGCAGTGAGAAAACACGCACCTTCTGATTGCCTTGTGCTGTCGGCAGGTCAATGACCGCTGTCATGGTGTCGGTAAACTCGTCTGAGTTGCGCCGGTAGATGTCGTGGATCTTCTGACGAGGATTGGCGTAGCCCAAGGCGTACCCAATTTGGGGACCCCTTTGCCCAGACTTCGCCGTTGCGGGTGATCAGTTCGATCTCGGTACCGTCGAATACCATCGGCTGCATGGTGCATTCCTCATAGAAACGAGCCTCGTCGCCCAGAACACCAGCCCCGTAGAGAACAGCCAGTGCTCTCCGAAGCTCGTTTCTGTGAGGCTCTACGGTTATCGCGCCGGGCGTGGCGCAGGTACAAAAAAGCCCCGGCGGCTGCCAGGGCTTGGATGTTGCAGTGATTCTTTAGGTCGAGAAGATCGAAGGCCGCTACTTCTCGTTCAAGTGCTCCAGCGCTCCGGCCTCGATCTCCTGCACCAACGTCAGGGTCTCTCGCTGATCCTCGATGCCCATCATCTGCATGGTGGAATGCAGGGCGGTGGCATCGATGCCTTGGTAAAAGGCGCCAGCCATGCCGGCGACGATGCGCCATTGGCGGGCGCAGGCCAGGAACACTTCGAGGGCCTGCTCGTGCTGCGGCCACACTTCACAGTGCTGGGCGGCCTGCATGGCTGGGTCGAGATCCAGCCCCCAGGCGGCGGCGTCGTCCTCGAGCTGGGCCGGGCGGCCGGCGGCTGCCCAGTGCCGTCCGGCCGCCCTCAGTTTTTTGCCGCGGCCTCAGCTCCACCCTGTTGGGCGTTAAACCAACTGGCGATCAGCGAGCGGCGGAAGGCGGTGATCTGCATCAACTGATGGGCCAGCTCGGCGGAGAACGGCAGATCCTTGCCGTCTTCGTCCTTGATACCTTCCAGTCCAAGCAGGTCATCGTCCACCAGCTGTTCGTCGCCGATCTCGCCACGGCTCATAGCATCTGCCTTGGCCTTGAAATCGTCGAAGGCATGCAGGCGCCATCGGGCAACGGCGACGCTGGGCTTTTCCTCGCCCGGAACCTGGACGGTGACGTCGACACGCACGTCTGGAATCTTCTTGAGCACGAAAGCCATGTCGGCTCCTTATTTGAACGTGAGGGTGAATTCGTCGTCGCCGGTATCCGGCAGGAAGCGCGCACCCATCTGGTAGTGCACGATGCCATCGCTATCCTGTGGGCTGATGGTCGATAACTGCACTTTGGGTGCGGCGATAGCCACGATGTTGCCGGGTGTTGTGCCATGCTCGAAAGCCAGCGCGCCCAGGGTCTCGCCCTGATGGGATTCAACGGCGGCGAAGTAGTCTTTGGTACCGATGTTGGGCGCTTCAATGTTGAGCTGACCAGCCGACTGCCGATCGGTGATGTTCACCTTCTCGGCGCCGATCAGATTGCGGTGCACTACTTCATTGCCTATATCCAGCGACAGTGACTCACCAACTGCACTAAAGCCATGAACACTGAAAATGCCGGTATTCTGCTTGTTGACCGGCACTTCGTTGGCCTGAGTCAGCGCCGAGATGGTTACCGGGCTGGCCGCCTCCGGCTTGTTGTAGAGGCCGGTCAGGTTGAATTGCAAGGTCGGGAACTGGCCACGCTTGGCATTCAGCGACCAGGTGCCGCGGCAGCCGGTCGCTTTCTGCTGCTGCCCATCCTGAAGGTAGTAAACCGTGCAGCTCTCGAAGGCATCACTGACTGGCTGGTAGACCACGTCGGTATCAGCGTTGATGGTCTCGGACATGGCGCAGGCGCGCAGTAAGGCGCCGAAGACAGGAGTGGTGCCAGCCGCGCCAGCGCCAGCCAAGGGCACGGTGATGGCCAACGTGACATAGGGGCCGGCGTTAACCTCTGCTCGAGCACCAAGATGCTGCTGCATGCGCTCCCGCGTCTGCCGGTCGCCTTCATAGCTGGCGACGTCGATCTCGGTGACGTAGATGCGATTAGAGTTGTCCGGCGTTGAATCGGTGCCGTACGTGGTTTCCTGCTTGACCAGGATGGTTTGCTTACGCGTCAGCATCGGTCGCGTCCTCTTCGTTGGCGGGCGCTACTGGCGATGCTGCCGGCGCGCGGGTTGTTTCGGGGTGAGTTACGGGGCGCGGGTCGGCCTGACCGTCCGGCGTCACCTCGGTACGATCGACAAGAACGCGCTTGCCGCCACGAAATTCGTAGCGGCCTCCTTGATTGGCCATTGGAGTCTCCTGAGGTGGTGCTGAATATGATTACGCCTGTCCGCGCAGCCAGGTGTCGACCGTCCAGAATTCGCGCCACCAGATCAGGTGGCCGCGAATGTCGGTGGTCTGACCGCCTCGATAGGCCATCGGCTCGTGATGCTGGGTGAACACATGGCCCATCAGCGCCTGGCGCAATGCGTTTCGCTGGGCGCGAAAGTCCGCTCGCTCGCAGACCAGCCAGATGCCGTAGGTCAGGCTGATACGCTGTACAGGGCGCAGCGTCTCGATGCCGCCTTCGGCACTATCTTCTGCCAGGTAGGGAAGCGCCGCCGGGGTTTGTGACCTGAAGTCATCGATGGGGCTCGCGAACCAGGCCTCCTGAACGGTGGCAAGGCCAGAGGCCTGTGCCGAGATGCGCGCCAGCAGGCCGTCGATGATGTCGGGGTCGCTCATAGCTGGCCTGCCTTCTGCTTGAGGATGTGATCGAGCCGGTCACTGAACTCTTGCGGCAGATCTCGACGAACCAGATCCTGTGCGCCCTCGATGGTTTTCGGGTGCGCGACCATGCCCGGCACCGAAGGGCCGTACTGGATGCGTGGATCGCTGGCGTTATCCGACTTGTCGGAACGGCGCAGGATATGGTCCTTGGCGTACCAGCCGCCGCGCACCAACTGACGGCCCTTGTCCTTCCGGATCCGCACGGTCACACCCCGGCGCCGCGCTGCCGAGCCCTTGCGAGGCCCCGACTTCACCTTGCGGCGCGGGCTCACGGAAACCCACTTCTCCTTAGGCGAGAACTGCTCAAGCGGCAGCGCCTTGCCGGTGTAGAGCAGTGCTCGGGTGGCGTCTCGGCGGACGCGCTGGATCTTCAGGTGACGCTTCACGTCTCTGGCCTTGAGCGCATAGGTGCCGCGCAGGTCCTTGGAGATGTGAGTGGCCGCCTTGCTGGCCGTCGCCGTGGTGGCTCGATTGATGGCCTTCTCGACGTCGCCGGGATCGAACCGCTGGCGCAGCCGGTTCAGATCGCGGATGTCGTACTTCAGATTCAGCACCCGCCCTCCTCACGACACCCACAGGCGTCGGATGTGGCCGTCATCCTCTAGGACCTGCTGCACCGTCCAGGAGCGGTCAGGCAGCTCAATGACGTCTTGGCTTCGCGACTCGGGCACATCCGCCACCAATACGCTGATCGTCCTCACGCGCATGGGGATCTGATTCTCGTCGTAGACCTCGAAGGACTCGTCAAGTATGTGCTCGATGCCATTGGCGGTGACGGCGGCGCCCTGATAGTCGCAGAGCCCGTCGCCGAGATGGGTCATGACCGCCCCATCCAGGGCGGCCATGTGGTCGTTGAAGCTCATGTCTGATCACCACCCCTTACGGGGCGGTGTCCTCATGGAGCTTGATGTTGGCCTTGGGACGGGTGCAGAGGTGAGCCGGGTTGGACTGCGCCTCGAGCTCGACCCCTTTGTTGTGCCGCATCGGCTCCGATGAGGAGTAAAACGGCAGGCCCAGGGTGTTGACGGTGTCGTTGTAGTCCGCCGGGGCGAAGCGGGTGATGAACAAGTCGAGCACCCCTTCCGGTGAGGCATGCGCCTCAGTGTCGGCGATCTTGACCTTGCCGCCACCGCGGTAGCGTTCCCACATGATGCCGCCGAACATGAAGCTATCGCGCGGATCGGCACGAAGGCGGGCACCTTCTTGGGCGCGCTGGTAAGCATCTTTCACTGATTTGTTGGAAATAAACTTGCGCCAGAAGCTCTTTCCGCAACGCACTGTCACGCCGGTATAAGACAGGCCGCCCAAGGCTTCCTCGATTTTTTCGTGAATATCGAGGCAGGTGCCCTGTACGTCGGTGGAGGCAGTGTCCAGCTTCATCTCAACGGTCTGCTGCGTCATCCCGAACGCCTGAAACAGGTCGTAGATGACGGTGCTACCGTCGCTGTCCAACACCTTGCCCATGATTGCACCGAGACGATGATATTCATGGGTCATATCGATGCTCTTAGCCATCTTGGCTAGGCGACGGTTAACAACAGATTGCAGCGCTTGTTCGCTGTCTTCGCTGCCGAACTCGCGCACATTCTGTACCTCGTCGGCAAGAATAGTGGCTGTGGTCGGCAAGTGCGCTGCCTGGAAGCTCACGCCATTGCGCTTGTCGCTACCGACCACAGTCCCGGGCGCACCGCGCGGCTTGCTCTCGACCAAGCCCAGGGTGTCACCGTCCTTCTCGATGACCAGGCTGGTGGTGGAGATACCATCCGCTTCAAAGAGACCTGCTTCCCCGATCTGGCTGGGAACGTAGGTCACCTCGTTGATCGCGGCGGTCAACGACTGCAGGGTGAAAATATCGGAATCGAAAGGGCCCATGATTTGGCTCCTATGGGTGATGGTGATCAGTCGCCCAGCCCGATAGGGGGCCGTGGGCATTTTCGATGAGTGAGCGGATCAGCGGGCGATGACGCCCAGCGCCTCGAGCTCGGCGGTTGCCGCGTCGATCTGGTTCTCGGTGGCGCCGTCCGGCCAGGTCAGGCCAGCGGCTTCGACCTCGCAGTCGCGCTTGTGCACCACGCAGGGTTGAGCGCCAGTGCTGGCATCCACTTCGGCATAGAGCACGGCCGCGGCGCGGGCGCTGCCGTCGGTGGCGGTGAAGTCGAGCGGCGCATAGTCGCCGGCGCCAGCTGCGACGGTGATGACGATGCGGTCGCCGGCGACGAAGTCGGCCGCTCCATCGGCGAGGGTGAAGGTCAGGCCGCCGCCGGTGAACTCGGTGCCGACGTCGCCGGTACCGACGTTCTCGCCGGCGGGGTTCTCGACTTGGAAGTCGCCGGCATCGGTATCGGCTTCCAGGACCGTCAGCACGTAGTCGCCCAGCTGCGCGGAGGACGCAACGGTAATGGTGCCGACGGTGCCGTCACCGGTGTTGCCAGCATCCGGTGAGGCACTGGCGGTGCCATCCTTACTGGCCTTGCCCAGGACGGTGCCGGCAGCCAGGTTGCCGCTGGCCAGAATGGCCTGCTCGCGAGAGCGGGCACCGCTGGCCTCGGATACGATGTGTTCGCCAGTGCGGCGGGGTTCGGTGTAGCTCGCCATGGTGGGTCTCCTCGATGGCAGGTGATGCTAGGGCTGGGTCGGATGGCGGCGCGTGGATGCCGCTAGTGCAAGGCCTCAGGCCTTGCGGTTCTGCCGGGCGTAGATCGAGTCGTAGTCGATCGCTGCCTTGTGCCCGCCTTCGGGCGAATGGTTGCCGTTGATGGCTTGCTGGTTGCCGCTGGCGGCGGCGACGTCGTAGATGTACTCAGAGGCCTGGGCCTCACCCATGCCGTTCTCGACTAGCTTGTCGAGCAACTGCGCCTGGCCAGTGGTCTGGCAGGCCTTGACGATGGCGGTGACGCGGCTGCGCTCCCGGTCGACTTCAGCGGTCAAGTCGGCAGCGGAAAAGCTGCCGTTCTCGCGAAGGTCCTTGAGCTTGTCGATGACCTGCTTCGGGTTCTTGCGCGCTTCGATCGGATCGAGCATCAGCACATTGGCGACCAGGTTGAACGGCTCCAGGTCGTCGCTAACCGGCGCCTGCTGTCGCAGCGCGATGATCTGGTCGCCTAGATCGGCGGCCTGTGCCTCGGCCTGCTCGGGCGTCAGGTCGAAAGCCAGTGCCAGCGCATCTGCGGCGGTCATGGTGGTGAAGCCACCCTTGCCGGCTAGTTGCGCTTCGAGCTGGCGAATTTTTCCCTGTTGTTTGATCTGACTCATAAACATCTGAGTATCAGCACAGGCGACCGCTTTGAGCTTGGCGTCCTGGTCGGTGGCAAACCCCCACTCGATGGCCTCGTCGGCCCCCATGAAGGTGTCGCCCTGATCGAGCAGGCCGCCGATCTCTTCCGCAGTCTTGCCGGTAGATGCGACGTAAGCGTCAACCACGGCGGCATCAATGACATCGACGTTCCGGGCCATCTCCTTCATTTCTGCAGCGGTATAGAAGCCAACCATCAACGAGGCAGCGCGATGGGTCATGATGGTGGTGCCCACCCCCATGACACGCGTGTCGCCGGCCATCATGACTACTGTGGCGATGCTGGCGGCCTGTCCTGTGACACGAACGTGCACGGCCGCCCGGTGATTCCGCAGGTAATTGAAAATGCGGACGCCCGACGCGACATCGCCGCCAGGCGAGTTGAGCTCGAGGTGAATCTCGTCAAGCTCGCCCAGACCTTCGACTGCCTCAATGAACTGGCGGGCCGGCTCTTGCCCGGTAAAGTCGCTGATCCAGTCCGGGGCCCAGTCGGAGCCGATGGGCTTGTCGATCACGATCTGGGCCGCGCGCGGGTTGTCCGCCATGGCCTTGGCTGTGAACCATTTCATGGCCGTTACTCCTTCGGTTGCGGCTGGGCGATGGATCGCACCAGCGCCATGAAGCCGGTTTCGATGTCGTCGCGGCCAATTTGCAGCCAGCGCTGTGCCTGGGCGCGATTCTGCCGCTCCTGGTTGGAGAGGAACGTCTCGTTCAGGTGGTCGCCCACCTTCCTGCTGAACGCCAATATGCTCGCCTCGAGCGCCTTGGCCTCGTTCATCAGGTCGATCTCGTCTTGCGTCAGGTCGCGATAGCCGCTGATCTTGGTGTGCTGGTCTTTCATCAGTCGTCATCCTCATTGGTGGCCAGCGCCTCGAGGGCCTGGTGCAGGGTGCCGTTCTTGGCCATGTGGCGCGGGTCGGAGTCGAGCAGCAGGCCGTACTTGTCGGCACTGTCGTTGCTCTTGCCGATCTCGGCGTCGAGCTGCTCGATGGACCAGCCGCGTTCGCCGGCGGCCTCGCTGCGCGGCTTGAAGCCGGCGCGCACCTCGAGCAGGTCGGCGGTGCTTTCCTTGAGCGGATCCACCCAGGCCCACTTCGGCGCGATCCAGTCGATGGCCAGCAGTGATGCGCGGCGTGCCCAGTAGTTAGGGACGCGCAGGGCGCCGCTGGTCACGGCGACATCGAGCCACTTGGCGGCGATGCGCCGGCACCACTGGTGCACCAGCAATTGCGCCTGCAGGGCCTCGGCGCGGCGCCGGAACTCGAGCAGGCCGGCGCGAATGCTCGAGTAGTTCACGCCCTTGAGGTCGTTGGTCAGCTGCTCATAGGTGATGCCGACGCCCCGAGAAACAGCGAGCAGCTCGCTGCGCAGCCATTCGGTGTACTGACTCTGAATATCCGGCGGCGACGAGAAGCTCACTTCTTCGTCATCTTCCAGGTAGTGGATGCCGCCGGGCGTGAACTCGGAGAGCTGCTCGCTCTCCCCGACCAGCTCGCCAAAGAAGGGGCCCTCTTCCTCCGGATCCTGCGAGGTCTTACGGCGAACGAAGGCACCGAACAGCTGCGCCAGCTTCTGTCGGGCCAGGGTGGCGTCCTGCATCTCGTCGATTTCGTAGAGCCGCACGATCACCGAGGTCAGCTCGGGGACGCCGCGCAGCTGGCCCGGGCGCGTGCGGCGGAACATGTGCACCACATTGTCGGCCGGTACCGGAACCCGCTGATTGACCTCGCTGGTCAGTCGTTCATGCGGGTGATAGCGCCACAAGTGGTAGGCGGTGCGCTGGCCGATGCCATTGAACTCGATGCCCATCTTGATCAGGCGACCGCCGAAGGCCTGGGAGTAGTTCGGGTCCAGGTGTTCGGACTCGATGACCTGCAGCTGCAGAGGCACAGAGAGGCCATCGGAGGTGCGGCGGTAGCGAAACCGCGCCAGCGCCTCGCCGGCCTCGAACTGGGCGCCAGCGGCCAGTGTCTGCAGGCCATAGAAGTCGTCGATGCCGTCGGCGTCGCACTCGGTCACCCAGCGGTCCCACAGCGCCTGGATCTCCGGATCACCCCACTGCGGCTTGATGCCGGTGCCGACCAGGTTGGAGACATACGCCTCCTTGGCGCCGGCGGCATAGGCGTTGTTGCGAATGGCGTTGTGGCTGCGCGACTGCAGCAGCGGCAGCGAGCGGGCGACCGGGCCGTTGGGGCCGGTGACCACGCTTCCCTTGCCGCCCATCCGGCGACCGCTGCTCGCGCCGTCATACTGGGCGCGGGCCTGGATCACCTTGCCGTCGCGGACCCGCAACCTTGGCAGGTGAGGCTTGGTGATTGCGTTCATCAGAGCCCCTTGCTGGTCATGGTGTAACGGGTGCGGGTGCGGCGCTTGCCTTTCGCCAGCGCGCGGACGATCTGTCGCTCTAGCTCGCGCAGCTTGGTCAGGTCACCGCTGCCGGAATACTCGATGGTGCGATCGCCTCGAGTGACCTTGGCGACGCGCTTGCCCGAGGCCAGGTCGAGTATCGCCCGGCGGATCTGCGCGAGATCCGCCTCGGTGTAGTCGGTGGCCATGGGTGGCTCCAGTCAGATGCCAGGCTTGACGACGCGGCGGCGCCGGCGCTTTGCACTGGCTTGAGGTGTTGGGGGCGTGGCGGCATCCGCCGGGGTGTCGCCAGGAGCGAACACCAGCATGTTGCTGTCCCAGGGGCAGGCCCAGGGTGGCGGCGCCTCCCAGTTGATCTTCTCGGCCTTGAGCAGGATGAAGACCACCAGGTTGTAGACGCAGAGGTCGAAGGCCTCGTTGGGGCGCTTGCCGGGTCGCGCCCACTTGCCGGTTGCCGGGTCGCGCACCTCATAGGTCAACTCGTCGAACCACCATCGGCCCAGCCAGCTGGGCACGTGCATGTAGCCGGCGCCGGGGTTGTCGCGATCCATCATCGCGGCCACTGCATCCTTGAGCAGGTTGGTGCCAAGCATGAAAAGCGGGACATCACCACGGGCTGCACTCTTGCGACTCTTGCGGCCGGTATTATCCGGCCAGGTCTTGCGCACCCGGCTGGCGGTCTTGCTGCTGCCGCCCTTCACCAGGAAGACCCGGCTCTGCAGCCCTTCCCGCGCGAGGCGGCGATGCCAGTCATAGGCCTGGGAGGTCACGGATTCCTCGCCGTCGCCCTCACCACCAGTGTCGACGGCCATGGCAGCGATCGGCATACGCCGCTCGCTGCCATCGGCGAGACGATAGGAGCGGTGGAGCACGTCGCGAGTCAGCAGATCCCAGTCTTCCGGCTGGGTGGCCGGACTGATCTGGCGCGGCGACTGGTCGTTCTCGGGACCCCGATCCTCGCGGATGTTGAAGCGATCGATGACCCACATTTCGCGATTTGCGCCCCAGCCGTGGATCTGCACCACGAAGCGCCGCTCCTTGCCGCCCTGGACGTCGACCGCTGCAGTCAGGAAGCGCACGCCATGTGGGATGGTGCGATGTTCGGTCTGCTCGGCGCGATCCATCAGGCGCTGGCTGCTGCGCTGGGCGGCCGCGCGGCGATGCCGGTACGGCCGCCCCCAGTCGGTGTTGATAACGGTCTTGAGCGTCTCCTGGCTGCCGGTCTGCTCGAAGGTCTCTTCTGCCCGGCGCAGCTTCTCGGTGAGCGATGCCCAGGACTGGAAGGCCGCTGCCGGCCCCTCCATCCAGAAGCTGGCGATGCGGCTTCGCCGCGGCGTGCCTTGCAGCTCACCGTCGGCCGTGAGTTCGCAGCCCTCCGGTACCCAGCGCCCGCCTAGGTTGAGCCCGCGCTTGGCCTTAGGGTCCACCTCGGCGCCGCAGTGCGGACAGCAGGCGCGGCCCGAGCGCAGGCTGAAGTGATTCATGGTCGGGGTGAACCAGCGCCGACAGGCCCTCTCCGGACACTGCCAGTACCACAAGCGGCGGTCGCCCTGGTTGAACAGGTCGAGAATGCCGGTGGTCGGCGGCGCCATGTGCGGCGCGTCGTCCGGCTGTCGCCAGTCGGGGTCGACGATCTCCCGCCCCGGCGACGACTCGGCCAGCGTCATGCCGGTCGAGCCAAAGGTCTGGGTACGCTTGCCGGCGAGGGTGAAGGCGTCGCCCTCGCCGTCGATATTCTCGTCGAGACGGTCGAAGTCGGTGATCAGCACGAACTGGTAGTCGGAGCTGGCCAGCACGTTCTTCGACGGCCACTTGATGCCCAGGTAGTTACCGGCCCGAAACGTCTTGTCGTGGACGTTGTTGTCGTGGCCGCGCGGGCTGAGCCGAGTGGCCAGCGCAGGCGAGTTCTGCAGCATGCGGTCGATGCGCTTCTTGCTGAACTCGCGGGCCTTCTCTTCGCTGATCTGGACGATCAGGCCGTCGCCCGGGTCGCAGTCGATCTTGTAGGCCACGAAGCCATCGATCAGGGCATTGGTCTTGCCGGTCCGCGCAGGGCCCGCGAAGATCACTGCGTCATAGAGCCGAGAGCCCATGCAGTCCAGGGGCTCGACCATGTAGGGCGTGGCGTCCGGACTCCAATCGCGCACCGTGCCGTCGCCACCGACCACCTTCATGCGCTCGGCGGCGGCCTGGCTGGGACGAATGCGGCGCGGTGGACGGATCAGCTCGGCCACGTCGCGGCGAATGGCAGCGGCGCTGGCATAGCTACTCATCCGCATCGCCCTCTTCGTCGTCGGCGATCACCGCCTGATACATCTGCTCGCGCAGGTTGTCAGTGGTCTTCTCGACCAGCTCGATGGCTTCAGGGGGCAGGCCTGCATCGCGCTCCAGCATGTCGGCCAGCGAATCGAGGCCGCTGGCCACCGCCTTGGCCAGTCGACTCATGTCGCGGTGGGCTTCCTCGACCGGCACCAGTAGGCGCATATCGCGCTCGAGCTTCACGCGCTCGTTTTCCGACTGGAACCAGGCCTTGCGCTCGGTTGGCGGGAGCTGGTCGGGCGACATGTCAGAAGCGCCCATGAACTCGCCAAACAGTGCCGGGCCGGCATCCTTCAGCGCATAGACGTTGGCGCCATTGCGGGTGCCTGCGGGCACTACCCCGGCGTCTCGCAGGCGGCGGCGCACCGTCCCGCGATCAAGACTGAATGCGTCAGCTAGCCTGGTGATGTTCCAGTTGTAGGCCTCTTCCAGGCGATTGATCTCTGCCACATTCAATAAGTCCTTATTTCGCCACCTTCACCACCCCGAAAGCCAGCAACCACGCGGGATAGGGCTCACTGGTGGTGG